ACATCATTTTCTGTAAGTCAGCGTTGGAAACTAATTGTACTGCAGCTCTACCGCAAGCTTTATATATAATATATCTTTGGAATGGTGCTGGAATATCTTCAAATGCTAGAAGTCTTACATAGTTAAAATAAAAGAAATCATTATCTGGAAATTCAAATGTATGATTTACTCTATCATATATTTTCCATAATCCATCTGAATCTTTTCTTCTAACAAAATCTCTAGTACGATCCCATGCATCTGCCATGTCTATACGCATAACATCTGCTGGAATTATAAATTTATTATCTGATGTTTTATTAGTATTTTTAATATGATACTCTTTGTTAAAAATCCAACCTTCGCTCTGTACATCTTGATTAGATTCTTTCAATAGGTTGTATACAAATGATACCTCTGGATTGGTGAAGTCTAATTGAGATATAGGAGACTGACCTATGCTACCCAAGATTGAGTTTACTGCGGATAGTTCGGTATCGAGTGTTGTAGTTGTGGTAGTCATAGGTTAAGATTTATGAATAAAAAAAAGGGAGGTCGTGAAACCCCCCTATGTGTGTTAAGTATATTGTCCAGAAACAACAGCACATGTGTCAACGACACCTGTACTACCGACTGTGTTATATGCTAAACGTAAGTTTTTTGTTGTGGATGCAACAGCTGATGCTGATCCTGATCCACTTGTATCTGAAGGAGATATACGAGTCTCTGTACCTTGACAAGATCCGTATTCTCCAACTGCTGTTGGAACTGCCATAATATTATATTGTTAAGAAACTGTTCCTAGAAGTGTACTGTCAGAGTGCTGCCTTCCATACTCCAAAGGAGTTGAAGGGTCTTTAGTAACAGACTTATCGACTGTACCAATACCGCTAAGACTTGCACCATTACCAGTAGTTCTAGTAACTGTTTGTGAAGTACCGGGTTTTAAAGACATGATTAGCTACGTGCTGAAGTTAGTTCGATTGCACCTGCTGGGTTAAGTGTTCCTACACCCATAGCAAGTCTACCAACCATAACGTCACCTTGGTATAAAACAGACACATCTCCTGATGTTACTTGAACCTGAGGTCCAACTGCTTCTACAATACCTGCAGCGTCTCTTTGATAGATAAGACCGCAATGAGTTGAGAAGTCACCAGAGTAATCGTTGTTTTCACCAGACTGACCATTAACTGTACCAGCTAAGAATGGTAGGTTGTTTGAACGCTTGATCTGAATACCAGCAATTTCAACTAGACCTTCACCAGAGTTAAGGTTACCTTGTGAGTTACCATAGTCTCTGTTTAGGATGTTAGAAGAAACCTGTGATACCAAGGCATAGTATTGTCTTGGGTTAAGTATTGCAGTACGTCCAGTTTTTGGGAGATTTTTTTCGTCAAGAACTGCAGCTGCTTCAAAGAAAGCGTCTACTAGAGCCTGAGCATTATACTCCTTAGTTACACCTAGCTCGATCTGTGTACCGCCGGGTTCTGGTCCGGGAGATGCTGTGATAGGATGTGCTTCTCTTGCTGCTTTAGCAATAGTTCTAAACACTTTCTTATCATAAGCTTCTGCTAGAGCGTGACCGATCTTAGCAGAGATCTCTGAGCGTAGAGAGTAATGTGCAAGTGTCTCATCTAAGTCATATACAAATGCTGAACTGATTAATAGGTCATCACATTGTATAGTTTTCTCAGCTACTGGTGGATCACCACTTCCAAGGATAGGTTCCCCGGGTGTATGATAAGCCGCTTGCATGCGTCCTGTGAAGATGAACTGTAAACTCTTACCGTTCTTCAAGGTACGTCTTTGCACGGTGTCACGTGCTATTGTTGCTGACTCATAAGCTTTAAATAGCTCACCTGAGAACAGCTTTAGATAGGTTGCGTATTTGGTATCGTAAGCCTGAGATCCAGCAGTATTAGATACCGCCTTATTCAAAGCACCAATTACGGATTGTGTAGCGTTAGCCATTTTTTAATAAAAATCAAAGGTATATTTGCTCGTCTTCTTACGTAAAAAGTTGTGAGTCTCACTTGGACTCATTGATATTTGTGGTCTATCCCACCGTCTAGACGGCTAATTGGTATCCTCGTAAGGGCAAAAAGCCAACGGCGAAGGAGTCCGACTCTGAGGTGCTCCTCCGCTTATACTATTTAGAAGCGATAGTACTGAACGCTTGACCCTTCACGTACAGTTGTTGCTGTACCATTAGAAGTATCTTGTGCAAACTGGAACTTGATGTCACCAGCTGTTGCACCATTTTCAATAGTACCTGTTAGTTGTAAACAACCGTCAGTACCAGATGCTGTGATTGAAATAGCACTACCTTCAGCTGTGATGATAGATGCTAGAGCTGCACCAGCGTGGTCGCAACCATTCTGAGCTACACGGTATGAAGTTAAACTTGCAGGAGTATCAATAAAATACTTGAAGTCAGGTGTAGCAGCTGTTGTATAGAAGATATTATACTTAAAGTTAATTCTTTCATACTTACCAATTCTTAATGTAAGATCAGATACATCTACAAGAGTAGTTGAACTGGTTACATCTTGGTTAGCTTTAACAACTTTAGTGATTGGCTCCTGAGCAGAAAAGACTACCTGTCCTGCTGAAGCGTTTTGATTAAAAGCCATAATAAATAGTTATTAGTGTGTCACCGGTATGCATGGTTCCGCCATACTGTCCGGCCATAGTTTAACGTGGTTACGCACTACAGAATACTACTTGTTTTTTGTGTATTCTATGCCACGATATACGTAGGTTACTGTTGTGCAAGACATAGTAATTCTCCATATACCAAGACCCCGTTCCATGCCTTGGTGATCATGCGTCCCGTTAGGGATGAACGGACGTGACTGTTACCCTAGTGAGGGAGCTGTTAGTGCAACCTCAGTTGACTCAGTTGATGCTAAGTCTAAGGGAAAGTTGTGTGCATTTCTTTCATGCATTACTTCCATACCTAAGTTTGCTCTGTTAAGAACGTCTGCCCAAGTAGGAATTACTTTGTCGTTAGAATCGACTATGGACTGGTTAAAATTAAATCCATTTAGGTTGAAAGCCATAGTAGCTATACCCATAGATGTTAACCATATGCCAACGACGGGCCAAACACCGAGAAAAAAATGTAGAGCACGGCTATTATTAAAAGAAGCATATTGAAATATTAAGCGACCGAAGTAGCCGTGAGCAGCGACAATGTTATATGTCTCTTCTTCCTGACCAAACTTATAGCCATAGTTCTGCGACTCGTTCTCAGTCGTCTCTTTAATGAGAGAAGAAGTGACCAGACTTCCGTGCATAGCAGCAAACAAAGCACCCCCGAAAACCCCAGCAACGCCGAGCATATGGAATGGATGCATAAGGATGTTGTGTTCTGCTTGGAAGACGAACATAAAATTGAAAGTACCAGAAATACCAAGAGGCATGCCATCACTAAAGCTCCCTTGCCCGAAAGGGTATACAAGGAACACGGCGGCTGCCGCTGATACTGGTGCGGAATAAGCTACTGCTATCCATGGTCTCATCCCTAGTCTATAACTAAGTTCCCATTGGCGTCCCATGTAAGATGCTGCACCGATAAGGAAGTGGAAGATGATGAGTTGGTAAGGTCCTCCATTGTAGAGCCATTCGTCCAGAGTACCTGCTTCCCAGATTGGGTAGAAGTGTAATCCGACGGCGTTGGAGCTGGGGACCACGGCTCCTGAGATGATGTTGTTGCCATATAGAAGAGATCCTGCCACAGGTTCACGGATGCCATCAATGTCTACTGGAGGAGCAGCAATGAAAGCTAGTATAAAACAGGTGGTTGCGGTTAAAAGTGCGGGTATCATTAGTACACCAAACCATCCTACATAGAGGCGGTTGTTAGTGCTTGTAACCCATTGACAGAAACTTTCCCAGTTACTGGCTTGACTTTCTCGGTTTAGTGAGATAGCTGCCATTAAAATACACCGGGGATAATTTGTCCAGTTGTGATGTATGCTCCAAGAGCTGCAACAAATCCGAGCATTGCTGCCCATCCGTTAAATCTTTCTGCTTCAGGTGTCATAATAGGGTTTTTGTTTATTGGGTAATTAGGGATAACTCTCGGTGGAGTTTCATTTGCATGTATGTTTTGCTTACCGTATTCGGTAGTAATCATAGTAATAATAAGAGTGGGAAATACCTGTGGCGAGGACGATAGTTTCGGGTCGCCACTAAGTATCTATTTTTTTTTTGCTGTCTTGGCTGAACGCCTAAAGTTAGCAGCGGTGGGAGCACCTTTAGCTCCGGGTTTCCTCATCTTCTCGCCAGAGCCAGCGGCAATCCGCTTTCTCTTGGCATGGATGTTTGCGTATAATCCTTTTTTAGCTGGCATTATCGCTTGCCTCCTTTGCCTTTTGATCCACAGGATCCTTTGCCTTTGTGTGCCATGTTAACATTTCCATTTACGTAATGCAAGAGCCTTCCGTGTTGGACGACCCTTACTGTCTTTCATAGGTCCTTTGACTCCACCCATTCTAGCACAGAAAGATTTCTTTCGTGGACCACCTTGGGGTTGTGGAGCTTTTAAATTAGAACCTGTTGCTGCATTATACTTCTTACGACCTGCAGCTGTCAAGCCGCCTGAACGACTTTTGTGTTTGCCTATTTTGAGACTAACACTCTTTCGTTTGACTGTCATAATTACATATTTTTTATAGCGTCTTCTGTCGCTTTTTTTCTGTTCTTTAATCTGTCTATTAAAGACTCTTTCTTTTTCTTCTTCTTCTTACCTTTGTCTAGGTAATCAGGACCAGTTCTTGAGTTAGGCATTACTTTTTCTTTTTCTTTTTAAGAAGAGCCATGGTTGCTGCTTTCATTGCAGCTGCTGAAGCACCTTTAGCAGGTTTAGGTTTCATTGGAAAAGAACCTGTTCTAGCTTTAGGTGCTTTAGGTGCTTTAGGCTTAGGTGGTGTTGGAAAAGATCCTGTCCTCATTCCAGCAGATGGACGTTTCTTTTTCTTTTTTTCTCCGTAGTGTCCGGGCATTACTGTTCAGCTCCTGCGTCTGTACCGTCAGCTGTGTTGCCAACTTGTTTTTTACATTGTGCTACTTGTGCAGCTGTGGTGCCGCTGTCATTATAAGGAATGAACCAACGATCACCTGTAGTATTTACTTTATACTTTACCTGCATCGTATCTATACGTGCAGATGGATCATATGCTTTAGACATAATTAAAATTGTACATTAGAACGTTCGAGTTTGTCATACACATCTTGTCTGTATGCTTCATCTCTATCGTAACGAGGGTCTGACATAGCTTGTACAACTTCAGCTTGACTTCGGAATCCATCCTGAGTTCTTGCTGACTTGCCTGTAAGCATCCTACCTTCGTAACCTTCTTGAGCTTCATACTCAGCTCGTAATCCAGAAACTGCTATTTGGATAGCGGTAGCATTACCTCTATCTATCATATCATTAAAGGCATTCAACTTAGTTTCTGATAAGTTTTGAGCTGCCCAACTTGTTAATCTTCCGTACTCTGCTTCTCCTCCTGCTGAATTATATACTTGATTCATCTCAGCATCTGTTAAATCTGGAGAAGATGTACCTGCATCTACATCAGGATTACGTTCTCTGATTGCCATGTAAGCTTCAACTAATTCTGAACTAGACATCTCTGTAAACTTTTGCATTGTTTCTTGAGATAACTGTCCATCATTTTCAAAGTATTCTTCTGAAGCAGTAGTAATTAAATCCACACCTTCAGCTACATCTTCAGGATACTCATCTTCATCTAATGTAGTATCTTCTACTTCATCATCATCAGATGTTCCTAATTTTTTTTGTAGATTGATGTATGCTTCTTCTAGTTCTTCTGCACTCTGGTACTTACCAGCATATAATTCTGATTCTTGTTGACCTAGTTTCTCAGCAACGGCTAGTGAGTCCTGTTCATCTTCTGTAAACTCAGGAGCATCTGCTGGAGTTGGGTCATACGTTAGTTTTTCCGTCATCTTTGTATCCTTTAGCGGTGGTTACTTTTAGGTTGCCTAAACCAAATGTTGTTACTAGCTCAGGATCTGGTCCTATGTTTGCTCTAGTAGTAAACTTAGTTGGAGTGGCTCTTTCGTTCTCTTCAACGAGAGACTCTGGTTTGCTAACCTTCGGGAGGGGTTTCTTCGCCACCTTCTGTGGGCGGCTCGCCTTCTGTGTTGCCATTTGTTAATTGATCGTATCCGTCATTTATCATATTAGCCATACCTTCATTCTTACTTGGGTCCATCATAGGAGAGTTAGCAAATTGCCCAGCTTGCTTAAGCATTTCTTGTTGCTGCATCTGTTGCATTTGTTGTTCTCTCTCTGCCGCCATAGTTTCAGGTGTCTTAACTAGGTTAAGTACATCTATACCTTGAGCTGCTGCGAGTCGTTTAACATACTCACCCGGATCAAGGAACTTAGCCATGATCTCTGGTCCCATAGTTTGAGCAAGAGTTTGTGCGAACTGAACAAGTGACTGTTGGTCTTGTCCTCTACCTAAAGCATTAACACCAGCAACTATCTGTGGACGTACCACTCC